CACCCTAAATTACAATCGCTTTGTGCCTTGTACATTTATTCATTTAGTAGAGAAAAGGGTTTTATGATTAACCTAAATCACCCAGAGGGGTTTGAGCTTGATCTACCAATGAAGTATTTGCGATCTTATACGAACATATTCGTTAAGGAAAAAACAAAAAGCTTACTATACATTCCAACACTCCCTTATACGGATATACAAAGCATATACTACTTACTAAAAAACGAACCACTACCTGCGTTACCAAAAACCGGAACACACACGTTTTATGAGCGCAAATTTGGCGCATATAACGCGAATAAAATCATTCCACTTGCAAAGCACTATGAGGCGATGACTAACGAATTTGAGGCGATTTACCCGTATATTCGTAGCTATAAAAGTGAGGAATCAAACAAGTGGTATAACGAAATATTTATACCCACACTAGCCAAAATGGTAGGTGAAGGTTTTAAAATTAATGATACGTTTAAGCAACATTTTAATATAAATGAAAAATTTAGCATACACGACTCCAAGATATACGGGTGGTATAATTTTTGCACTACAACAGGACGTCCTACAAACAACTTTAATAGCGTTAATTTCTCAGCTTTAAAACATGATACAGGTGAACGAGACGGCTTTGAAGCAGACAACGATTTATTGATTGAAATGGATTTTGAGGGTTATCACCCACGAATTATAGCGCGTTTGTCAGGTGGTGAATTAGATAAAAATGAGTCTGTTCACACACAAATGGCAAAAATGTATTTTAACACTGAAGAAATAGATGCTGAAATGTACAAGCGAAGTAAGGAGCTTACTTTCCAACAAATGTACGGCGGTATAAATAAAAAATATCTTAAACACAAGTATTTTAACAAAGCACAACAATTTATCAACGAATTGTGGCGAGAGTTTAACACACAAGGGTATGTTAAAACTGTAATTGCGAGGCGCAAGCTTTTAAAAGATAACTATAAAAACATAACTCCTCAAAAGTTATTTAACTACTACATCCAAGCGTTTGAAACGGAATATAACTTTACAATGTTGTCAAGGTTATTTAAATTACTTGAGGGAAAGAAAAGCAAAGTTATCTTATATGTGTATGACTCTGTGCTAATAGATTTTTCGTTGGAGGACGGTAAAGAAACACTTCAAGCTATTAAGTCAATAGTTTCGTCTGATTTCCCTATTAAATTGAAGCGAGGTAGTACATACTCTTCTTTAGAGGCCCTTTGATATTTATTGTAGAATACTACAATAATACAAAATGAACAATAAACTTTACTGCACTTTTCTCCAAGACGAGAGTGTTGATGAAGTTGTAGATAGAATTCTTGAGGAGCACGATATATTATTTAATAAGATTTTTGTTCTAGTTGCCTTAGATGACGATAAAACAATGTTAACTTATAATATTGACGGACCAGTTTATAACCTACAACTATCAAACACTATACTTGTACATAGAAAAAAACAAACTAATACTTTATATACCATAAATGCTTTAAACGAAGTAATAAAATACCTAAATGGTGGCGTTTTAGATACTACGTATCAAGTAGACTGGAGTAAGTTCCGTAACAGCCTTCTTTTAACTCGCCCTGGTGGGTTTAAAAAGGTTAGAACACGATTAAAAACCATAATTGAAATAGAATAAAATCAAAAGAAAAAGGTTATGTTGTTATTAGATACAGTAGGTAACACCCCCTTATTAAGGTTTGATTTTCCAAACGGCACTTTATGGGGTAAAGCAGAGTTTTTAAATCCAGGTGGATCAGTAAAAGATAGACCTGTAGCTTGGATTCTAAAAATTGCTATGCGTAATGGTAAACTTAAACCTGGAGATACTATAATTGAAGCTACTTCAGGTAATATGGGCATTTCATTAGCTATGTTTTGTGCTAATTTAGGTTTTAAATGTGTTATAGTAATGCCCTCTAATATGAGTACTGAACGTAAAGTTATGTTAAAATCGTTTGGTGCTGAATTAATAGAGGTACCTGCTGGTGATTTTGATGGTGCTATTTTGCTTAGAAATAAATTAGCTAAAGATAATGGTTGGTTTAATTTTAATCAATTTCATAACGAACAAAATATAGAATCTCATTGGTATACTACAGGTATGGAAATCTGTAAAGATTTTGATTATAATAAACCTATTGATGCTTTTGTAGCAGGTACAGGAACAGGGGGGACTATAATGGGTGCTGGTAAATTTATAAAAAATAGATACCCAGTATGTAAATTAATAGCATTAGAACCTGCTGAATCACCTGTTATGTCAGGCGGAGAACCTGGGTTACATGGTATTCAAGGTATAGGAGACGGTAGTAAATTTTTAGTAAACCTAAAAGATATAGACCGTATTGAAACTGTATCTACTGAGGAATCAATTAAAAAATCTAAATCATTAGCTAAACAATATGGCTTATTTGTAGGCTTTTCTGCAGCAGCTAATTTTTTAGTTGCAGAAAGGCTAATTAAAGAAGGATATGCTAAAAATGTAGTTACTATCCTTTGTGATAGAGGAGAAAGATATTTTAGTTGTTTGTAAAGGCCTTTTGGTAAAATTTGGATTCCCTGATCTAGGGTATTATATTTACCCAAAATTAAAAGGTCATGAATCTAGATGAAATTAGAAAGCGCATGGACCGCTTGCAAAACAAGTCCAACGGCAAGTCAAAATCCGACTACAAAGCCAACTTTTGGAAACCACCTAGCGGTGAAAAATCAGTTATTCGTATTGTGCCCTATAAGCACAATAAGGAAATACCATTTACTGAATTGTATTTCTACTTCGGTATTGACAAACCCAGAATGATGTCACTCTCAAACTTTGATGAGTCTGACCCGATTTTGGAGTTTGCATCACAACTACGTAAGTCCAATGATCCCGACAATATGGCATTGGCAAAGAAACTTTACCCCAAAATGCGTACGTTCGCACCTGTAATTGTTAGAGGTGAGGAAGATAAAGGTGTACGTTTTTGGGAATTTGGTAAAATGGTTTACCAAGAACTCCTTGGAGTTATGATGGATGAAGATTATGGTGACATTACTGACATTGCTCAGGGACGAGATATTACTGTTGAAGTTATTCCAGCGGCTGAAACTGGTAAGATGTACGACACAACTACTGTTCGTGTCAAACCAGTTCAGACCCCACTTTCAGATAGTGCTGAAACAGTTGAGTCACTTCTTGAAAATCAAAAGAATGTTATTGACTTGTTTAACAAGTACTCATTTGATGAAATGAAGGAATCACTTCAGAAGTACTTAGCACCAGGTGAAGAGAAGGAAACAGTAGAGGCAACATCACCTGTAAAAGAAAAGGTTGACCTCGATTCTAAAATAGACGATTTATTCGGTTAATATGGCAAAAAAATCTAACAATACGACCCTAGACGGGGGAAGTCTTACTGACGAACTAGCAATTTCGCTAAATAAAAAATTCAGTAAGGAATACAATAAAGTAGCTTACTTTCTTAACGGTGGGGATGAATCACCAACAGACGTTACATCTTGGGTATCTACAGGGTGTACACCACTCGATTTGGCGATTTCTAACAGACCAAATGGAGGTTTGCCTGTTAGTAAGATTGTTGAGATTACGGGCCTAGAGCAAAGTGGTAAATCCCTCCTAGCAGCTCACGTAATTGCTTCTACACAAAAGCAAGACGGTGTGGCAATATATATTGATACTGAATCAGCACTAGATGCACAGTTCTTAACCGCCATAGGAGTTGATGTTGATAAGATGCTTTACATCCCTCTTGATACAATTGAGGATGTTTTTGAAGCAATGGAAGACATCATCGTAAAGATTCGCGAAAAAAATAAGAACAAGCTAGTGACTATTGTAGTAGACTCTGTAGCCGCCGCAACCACTAAAATTGAATCTGCAGCCGACTATGATAAAGATGGTTATGCTACTGCTAAAGCAATCATCATGTCTAAATCAATGCGCAAAATTACTAATTTAATAGGTAAGCAAAAAATCCTGTGTGTATTTACTAATCAGTTACGTCAAAAACTAAACGCGATGCCGTTTGGAGATCAATATACAACGTCAGGAGGTAAAGCGCTCCAATTCCACGCCTCAGTTCGTTTGCGACTCAAAGGAGTAGGCAAGATTAAAGAGAAAGTTAATGGTGTGGATGAAGTAGTTGGACAGGAAGTTGAATGCGTAGTTGTTAAAAACCGCCTAGGCCCACCTAACCGAAAAGTTCGTTATAACGTCTTTTACGATTCCGGGATTGACGACATTTATGGTACCTTAAAATTGCTTAAAGAATACAAGATTGTTAAGCAGGGAGGAGCGTGGTACAAGTATACCACAGCAGATGGAGAAACTCACCAGTTTTTAGCTAAAGAGTTTGGAGATCTGTTAGACAGCCACCCCACAGCTAAAGAAGAATTGTATGAAGCTCTTTGTGACAAATATATTATGAAGTATCGTCACGAAAAGGAGGATGGTCTAGATCGTGACCCCGAAGAAACCATAACTGAAAATGAGTAATTTCGAAGATATCTTAAACAACATATCCCGTGAAGAGAAGCATCCTAATGACAGGGTGCTTCTCATTGACGGATTAAATATATTTTTAAGAGCATTTGCTGTAAACGGTGCACTGAATGAAAAAGGTGTACCCGTAGGAGGTATTATGGGATTTATGAAATCTCTTGCGCTTGCTATTAGGCAAATGGAACCGACTCGGGTAGTTGTTGTTTATGATGGAGCTGGAGGTAGTAAAAGACGAAGAAAAATTAACCCAGACTATAAATCAAACAGAACTCCTAAGCGTGTAACTAAGTTTGATGCTTTTAATTCATTACAAGACGAAAAGGAAGCAATGAAAATCCAATTTAGAAGACTACTCAGTTACCTTGAGTTACTTCCAATTGATGTTTATAGCGTGGATAATGTTGAGGCAGACGATGTAATTGCGTATATCGCACAAAATATGCTAGAAAACGAAGTAATTATTATGTCTGCTGACCAAGATTTTTTACAGTTAGTAAACGATCGAATTGTAGTCTGGTCACCAAATAAGAAAAAGTACTACACAAAAGAGCAAATATTTACTGAATATGGAATACCGGCTCACAACTTTTTGATATATAAATGTTTAATGGGTGATAAATCAGATAACCTTGAAGGTATTAAAGGTTTAGGCCCTAAAAAAATGACTAAAGTAATACCTGAAATTACAGGTAAAGAAATAAATTTAGATTATCTTATACACTATGCGTCAACACAAGATAGTTTAATGCATAAACGAATCGCTGAAAACCGAGTAAAATTAGAAACTAACGAAAAGATGATGTCACTTAAAGATCCGATTATGTCTGGACAATTAAAAATTCAAATAAGTGATTTGGCTTCTCGCCCAACAAATTTGCTCCACCGAAATGATTTTATTATGTTATATAACGAAGATTATATGGGGACTAATTTACAAAACCCAGATATCTGGTTAAAGGAACATTTCCTTAAATTAAATAATCTTGCAAAAATAACACATGAGTAAGTTAGAACAGTACGGCCATAATTTTCAGGTTAAAGTACTATCTACACTTGTTAAAGACCGAGAGTTTATACAACAAGTAGCAGATATTGTATCGCCTGATTTCTTCGATAACGAAGCAAATAAATGGATTGTAGGTAAGACTTTAGAATATTTTAATGAGTTTAGAACTACTCCTACAATGGAGGTATTTAAGGTTGAAGTAGAAAAAATTCGTAATGAAATTCAACAAGTTGCCGTAAAAGAACAACTTAAAGAAACATTTAAATCTACTAAATCACAAGATCTTGATTATGTTAAACAAACATTCCTTGATTTTTGCCGAAACCAAACA